TATCAATACTAGATTTTGTATGGTAGTGTCCAGAAAAAACCATATCAAACCTTTTAAATGGGGAAGGGTCCATCCCGTGTTCATTTTTAAGGCCACGCATCATATCAAACCCACTTAGTTCAAGGTGACCACCTAAAATATCCGCCTTACAGTTACGGATGAAATCCATAGTTTCTTCATAGTTACTCTTATTTATCCAAGGAACAAGTGCCATTTTCAGTGTATCGTATGACAGCACTGTAGGTTTTTCAATGATAGCAACTTCATTAATAAAGAAACCTAGTAGTTCTTTCAATGAGTTAGGCGTATTTACATCTTTGTAGAACACGTCATGATTTCCGGGAATGATATCCATGCGCATACCAAGTTCTCGCATAGGCTCTAGGAAGTGCTTACGATTGTGATTAAGTGCCTTGATATTGATTGCTTTGCGATTGTCATAATAGTCACCTAAATGAACAATCTGTTTGATGTTATGCTCTTTCATATAAGGAAAGAACACTTCATCATAAAACTTAGCAGCATTATCAAGGAAGATATCACCAGAGTTGCGAATGCCACAATGGGTATCGGAAAGTAAGGCAATCTTCATATTATACAAAATCCGTCAAGTCAGAGTCATTAGTTTTACGAATACGTTTTTTTGGTAATGTAGATTCAAGTATATCAATATATTCGTCATCTGTCAACTCTTTATTTTCATTCATTCGCATCTTAGCAGTCTCAATAGCAGCATGAGTAATATGCATTGTAGCCGCATCTTGGTTAGATGACCCCTCAATCAGATCAGCAGCAAATGTATTTTCAAAATAAGAGTCTTTGATATCCTGCTGTTTCTTTTCTTTGGCAATACGACGCAGGAATGCCCAGTAAGAAATCTGTGTGAAGTATGCAAAGGCATTAGGATTACCTGTGCGTGTAGCAGCATCAATATTATAATTGCGAATTGCTTTCAAACAGTTTTCAATAGCATCCATTACCATTTCGTCTCTATATGAATATGAAATGAAGTTAGGTCTGTGTGATAGCCCTTCGGCAATCTGCTGAAAACCCTGTGCAATATAGTTAGGAACTACAGGTAAAGTCTCACCCTTTCTTTCACATTTATTACATTCTTCTACATACTTGAAAATAGATTTGGAGAATTCTTTATTATTAATGTAGTTCTCTGACTTTTTGCGTGCCATAAAAATACCTTTGGTTGTCAAAATATAAAGAATAGTATACTAAAAAATGATATATCTGTCAAGTTATTTTTTTGCTTGACAGATTAAAAAAGTTAGTATATAATAAGTTTACTTTACGGGGCCCGGGGAATATACCTTAATGTAGAGTCGGAGTATCTTCATCAGACTCGATATTTACCTGAGCATATTCTTCTTTAGACTCATCTTCTTCTTTATCTATAATACCTTCAATAAGTTGTCTTCGGTATTCAGCATAGTTTTCTGATACAATATCTTCTGGTGTAGAAACAGAAACAATAGAAGCACCTGCTAAAGTCATTACCTTAGAATAATCAGCACCAAACATCCATTTGGTCAGGAACAAGGATTGTTTAACAGAATTATATCTAATCTCTAAAGGCACCTCAATAATGAAATAACTATCATCTGTGCGAATAACAGTTGTGACAATCTCTTCACCAGTAATCAGTTTGAATACCCTTGGACGATCATCCTCAAATTTTTCACCGTAATCTTCTAATTCACTCATAATTTAACCTCATGTATTCCATACTCAAACTGCTCACTCTTATATATCTTCATTCTTTCTAGACCATGTAAGAGTGTGTAGTTCTTCTTCTGTCTATAATGCATATCATCCATCAAATCATAAAGCACTGTAGGTCTACCATCTTCTGACTTTCTAAGACCACGACCGATAGATTGCAATACCTTTACCTGTGACTTAGATGGTGATGCAAAAATGATATTATGAAGATTGCGAATATTTACACCCGTGGAGAACGTACCAAGGCTAGCCACAATGATAGCATTTTTCTGTTGTTCAACAATGCCCCGTATTTCTTCTCTGACTTCAGCATCAACTTCACCTGATACGAAGAAAACTTTACGCCGTTCATGTGCCTTATCCTTGATTAAGTCATAGATAACTTTACCATGCTTTTCTACATACTGAAATAGAACAAGGGTATTACCTTCTTGGTCTAATGCTAGATTTTGAATGAGTCTATTGCGTTTGATATTACTAACAAGATAGTCAATTTCATAATGGTAATCTTTAGTATTTATAATGTCACGGCAAACTTCGGGAGGATACTTCAGAGCAAGGATATTGATCTTCAGTTCAGCAAGTGTATCATTATCCATAAGTTTTCTGGTTGTAGTTACTTTACGAACACGACCAAATAGACCTTCTAGCACAAGTTTGTGACACTGTGTTCCATCTAATGTTCCTGTCAATCCAATACGAAACTCTGCTTCTCTAGATTTGTTCATAATACCAGATAATGATTTTGCTTTGAAGTTATGCACTTCATCACCAAAGATGCATCCAAACTGTTCAAACCAAGCACTAGGTAGTTTATAGATTGATTGCCATGTAGAAATGAACACACGTTGTTTGATATCATGCTTAGGCATACCAGAATAGATTCTGTGACAAACTTCACCTGCTTCTAGACCATAATTTTCAAAGTCAGAGAACATCTGCTGGACAAGACCAGTAGTAGGAACAACAATAAGCAAACGTTTGTTATAATGTTCTAGATACCACATCATCAGAACATAGATAATCAATGACTTACCAGAACCTGTAGGCGAAAGCAGGATAGAACGTCTGGACTGTAGTGCCTGACAGATAGCATCAAACTGATAATCTCTTACCTCAAAGGGTAAGTTCAGTTTTTGAATAAAATCATAAACATCTTTTGGTCTGACTGCTAGTTTTGCATCAGGTGCGCCATACTGATTATCATACTCTACACCAAGTGTATAGTTTCTTGGTTCAATAAAGTCAGACAGATACTCCCAAAGACCTACAGGCAGTTCATTATTGCGAACATTAAACAAACGTGTTTTACCATCCCATCTACCGTTCTTGTAGGATGGCATGTATTTGTATCCCGGTGTTTCAAACGAGAAGAAATCATTCAATTCATTTGCAACAGAAGGATCACATTGAATTTGTAATGCGGAATAGTTTTTCTGTCTAATTACTAAGTCTGCCATTATCCACCACTTTCAAACATTCTCCATGAAATCATATTTTTGATTGTTTGATGTCTCCACTTTAGATTGCCAATAATCTCATCTAAAGTTTCCAACATAGTTTTATAATAGGTAATCTTGACTTCACTTTTTTGTATATCAGTATCGGCGTTATAATAATAGTCAAGGTCACCTTTCATTACCTTTAACCCGTTGAAAGGGTCAAATTCCCAGCCAAACTCTCTAATGGTATCTTCATCCATCTTACCATTATAGTATGCCCATTTATTCTTCAGCAGGGTTTTCTGCGCAAGTTCTGCTTCTTGTAATCTAAGTTTTGTGAGAGACCGTATCTCAAGATACTTTGCATGTAGAGAAGGAGTTTTTCTAGAAGATTCATCTAATTTGAATTCTTCAATCTCACAGTCTTCTTTCCACATCTCTAAGATGCTTTCTAAATCAAGTTTCATTATATAATCCTGTGCGTGGTTATGAACTACTTATTATAGCAGATTAACCTCTAATGTCAAAGCTTGTAAATGAAAAAGACCCATCAAATGTTAGGTATTCAACACTAGATGCTACTGAGGTAAGTTGTAAACCACTCAAAGATGTAGGATTGCATCCTTTATATACAATGTTTTTATTTGTATTGTTATGACTTGAAAGAATAGAAACTGTAATATCTGCCTGTGTAGGGGACTTAGGATTTACTCTTTGGCTTCTTGCTTGCTGTGAAACAAAATCATTGTTTACAATACCGACCATCCAATTATACAATTCTGTATAAGAGTCAATGTCTTCATCAAGGATAAATTGAATACCAAGTTCTGAATATCCTAATGCATCACCCGGAAAGTTTACATTTTCAATACGGGAATATGGCACAGTAGGACCAGTCAAAGTCACGTCTGGATGATTTACTGACTGAGCAAAAAATTCCAAATTAGGATAATCTTCTCTATTAATAACTACTTTAAATCCAGTAGGTTGTAAATAGTTTTTATTTGCTGTTAATGCCATCTTTTACTCCAAACAAAAAAAGGGGGAGCGTTTGCTCCCCCAGTATTTATATTGACATTTATAGTTATTATTATGCCAAGATGTTGTCGACACGGAAAATACGGTAGTACTGGTTGGTCTTAACAGCAGCCAGACCATCACGGTTAGCAGCGTTACCAACGTCAACAAATGGGTTGGATACCATGCCGTAACGGGTCTTGAAACCAATCTTTGGCTGGAAGGAGTTCTCACCCACTGCACGAACCATTGTCAATGGAACGTATGGACAGTAGAATACACCAGCGTCATATGCGTTAGAACCCTTGTAACCTACAGTTACATAATCGGATACTGCATATGGGTCAATGTATACTTTGTGCTTGCCGTTCAATACACCAGCAAAAGTGTTACCTGTGTCATCAACGTTCAGATTGGTGGACAGTGCAGGAGTGTAGTCCAGCATGCCAGCAGCAGCCATAGCAGATGCTACATCAGACGAACAAAGGATGAAGTTACCACGTCCACGTCTTGTGTCCTTAGCAATCTGGTTTGCTTCACGCTCGAGTTGGAAGATCAGACCTTTGAACTTCTCTACCGACCAACGACCGTCAGCATCTACATTCAGGTCAAATACACCTTGAGTAGAAGTAGAACCAGTTACTGTAGTAGCACCAGTCTTTGCTTGGGAGTTAATGGTACGAATCACTTCACGGTTAATTTCCGCAAGGATTTCAGCAGACAGAATGTTAGCAAGTTCTGTCTCAGCGTCAAGACCGTGGATTGCTTTCAGGTCTTGTGCCAGTTCCATTGTGTACTCAGCCTTGAGCGCACGGGACTTAGCAGTTACTGTTGCCTTGTCAATGGTGAAACCCATCTCAGCAAATTCGGAGTTAGTTCCGTTGCCAAGTGCTTCAGCATCAGTAGTAGACATACCACCACCAGCAAGTGCAGTACGACGGTCATCATTTGCGTTAGAGTCGGAACCTACAGCAGAAGAGTCCAGACCAGCAGGGTCATTAGCAGTAGACTGATCGAATGCAGAGTCACCAGAGAAACCAGTGAGTGCTTCGTCAAACAGTGCTTCATCACCAGAGGTAGCACCAGCACGGGTAGTTCTGTAGTTGGACTTCATCGCAAAGATGAGACCAGTAGGACCAGTCATTGGCTGTACACCACATACATCGTATGCAATCAGGTTAGGCATAGCACGACGAACCAGAGAAATCAGTACTGGATCGAAGTTAGCAACGTTACCAGTTTCGGTGCCATACTCGTTAATCATGCCAAAAGAAGCCTGAGATGCTTCTTCACGCATTGCGATTTCTTGGTTTTCAAGGATTGCCGCAGTTACTTGCTTGCGGTAATGATCGGAAATTGGACCAGCAGTTTCTTCATTAAGAACTGGAGCCCACTTTTGTACGAGTTTATCGTAAGATACTTGAGGAGTCATTTTTTATACACCTTCTTTCTTATTGTTTTGCGGTTCTTTTGATTGCGGAGATATAACGAGCCATAGAGTCAGAAACCTCTTCCTCTTCTACAGTCTCATCAATTTCTTCACCGACAACCGATGGAGTTTTCTTAGTGAAGTAAGATTCTTTGATGGTAGACACTTTCTGTGCGAAAGTTTCTTCATCTTCAAAATCAATATCTTCAGCAAGGGATTTCAACTTATCTACCTGTGTTTCAGCCAGATCACGGGAATGTTCACGGATGATAGCATCACGCTTCAGTTCTTCCAGTTCACCGTTCATACGGATAGAGTGTTCTGTGGATTCATTGAGTTTTTCTTCAAGTTCACGAACCTGAGTTCCCAACTCATCAACCAAATCAACTTTAGACTCTGGTACGTCTACATAG